GCCTTGCGACAAGTCCGCTCCAAGAGCACACGGCATTCCCCAGAATTCTCGGAATGGATGTGGAAGGGTTTCTTCGTACGTGAAGAAATATGTATAACCCTCCATTGGAATACCAAACCGCTTAGCTAGAATATCGTTTCTAGCTGCAGGAGCTTTTTCAGCTCTTTCCACATCCAAATGATAGACGTCATATGTAACCGTCTTACCAAGATTCGGGTTTGCTTTCAACCAAGTCTCAGGCTGTCCTACTTCTTCAATATCATCCAACTTGTAATGCCAGATGGAAACATGAGGCGCTTGATATTCTCCTCGAAGAATTGTAGCAAGCTCCATTTTAATTGTGTCACCAGAACCATTTCTAACTGTTCCTTCAGAACTGATAGCGACAATCAAATAATCATCCATTTTTGAGGCGCCTTGTTCAATCGCGCCAACAACATCTTCTCTAATATCACCAGACAACCATTCATCGATTGTCGAAACTTTTGGTCGAAGACCCTGAAGTTTATTGATCGTCATCGGTCTGATCTCGAGTAGAGACCCAGTAAGAAAATTCTCAATACCTTTCTTTGTTGAGGCAAGCTTAACTCTTTGAGCTCTTGACCCAGTAGTATTCTGCAAAGATCCCTCTGTAAGAAACTTAAAGAGCGGGCCTCGTGCTCTAGTGATAGCCGTCCGAAACGGAGACATCACTTCTTCGGCTTGTTTCATCGTAGGAGCAGTTGTGATCTGATGTGTCGTTGATGTATCCACATTAAGAAAATATGCCTGGATACATTCGGCATACATAGATTTAGCAGAACCTCTTGCAACGATGAGATATTGTTTTGTAGTAAGCCTCTTTTTTATGTGTTTCTTGATATACTCGCCACCACTACCACTAGGATTTGGTTGATACACACTTCTCTCAACAAAGAAATACCAACCAAATATTTGTTCTGCCCAAAGTTTAAATGTGTCAAGAAGATGAAGGTCCGTGCCATCAGTAAGAGTGAGCTCAAATTCACAATACTTGATGAATCCATGAACAGCCATGTCATCGTAATAGATGTTTGGATTAGCAATTAACTCATCAATTCGATTCATCTCCATAGAAATTTCTTTGTTTACAGGAATTTCTCCACGAAGAACTGATTCACGAAATAGACCGTAGTAATAGGGAGTTGCAGTATTTGATAGAGTCAACTCCCACCTCCTAATAAACTAAAACAATTTCATTTGTCCTTTTGATTTAATTCTCAAGAATTTCTTTCCAGCAGCAATAGCAGCTTTTCCGGCATTACTTGTTACGACATTATAAGCAGTGACACCAATAGCAACCGTTGACAATATTTCTGCTGCGTGGGCTTTTCCTTTTTGACGTGTAGTCGGATTCATTTTAGAGAAATTCTGTTCTAGATTCATTCTCTCATTAACTGTCTTCAATTGCTTATTAGTAAGTGTATGCCTCGGTCTATTTTTAAGTGCAGAGACTCTTCTAGATTCAGGAGACGCACGTCCTTTTGACACACCACCTCTACGTGTTCCCCATTTCATACCAATGACACCGTGGTGCTCGATAAATTCTTTTACCAAGTTCTCGTCCACGGCACCGTCTCCTCTTCTGTCTTTGGATCTACTGGATCAAGCATCCATTCTCGGAAAACGCTAAGTCTCCATTCATATTCTCTTATTTGATTATTTGTAGCCTCGATGAGAAAGGATGTTGTTGGTGGATCAAAGAGAATCCGAACCTTGAGAAAGATATAAGTCTTAACAAGATTGAGTTGGTTTGCAGGAATGTCGAAATCACTCCATTCATCTCTATCATTTTCAATAAAGAACCCACCATCTGGGCCAACACCAAGTTGATCAAGAGTGGAGAAAGCAGCATTAATGTGGGTTATAACATCTAGATCAAATACAGTATAAGTATCAGCAAGCCCTAGGATTTTCTTAGTGCTTTTAAGAATGCTTTCTTCCATATTTCACCTCCTGCCTACGGATTATCGATCTGTAGACGAATTGCTGCTTCACGAACTGCGTACTGATCAAAACCGGCATCATTAAGACGTACACGTAGTTCCGGCTCGACTCCCCATTTTCCCTCATAAACTTCTTGAACAACTTGCTCAAATGACTTACCAGTCACCGTCCAAGGATCTGGTTCCTTTTCTTGAACCGGACCTGAAATTAGAGTTGGCGCCGGTGGAGCAATAGTTATCTTTTCTGATCCACCAACAGGCCCAATAGTTCCTTCTGCAGGTTCGTTCATTTTTACTCCTTTTGTTGACTTACCATAGTTTCGTGTCTTTAGCAACTCTTGATAAAACCACTTTGGGAAGTTGTTTTTCATCGCCATAATGTATTCCATTGTGTGTGTTTTGAGTGGTGGTTATCAAATATTCAGGATTAAATATCCAATCTTCTCCGTGAATAATGTCATCAGCAGTCATCGGATTCATATGATGAATAAGTAATGCTCCATTGATTTCATAACCAGAAACACCTAAATCACAGCCATTATCCCTTACAATCACAGATTGACGGGCATGTTTCCATTCATACGATGTATAAAACTGTTGATTGATATAACGGTCAAATCCAAAAGTAGATCTACCAACTTCACCATTTAACTTAAGGTATTCAAACCTTTCTTCGAACGTTTTCAGTCTGGCTAACTCTGAATATGATCTAATCTTCATCATCGTCATCATAGTCAGTGATTTCTTGACCAGCATAAGCTCGCATGGCATTCAAGGCTTCCGCATATAGTTCCTCAACTCGTTTGGCTGAAGCCATCATCTCTACCTTAGAATTAAGCAGCTCGTTCTCTCGCAGAAGTCGTTCTTGTTCAAGTTTTTCTCTACTCGAACCAAGTTTGAGATAATGAGTAATCACCTGAGATGAAGCAGTTCCTTCAGCAAGTTGCTTCTCCGCCAAATCGATTGCCAAGGAGACCATTTGATTTTCGCGGTGCTCCTCTGTCGTAGCTGGTCGGCGATTAGCACGACGCTTATTCATCAGCCTCCTTTCAATCTTATTGTGTTGCTAAAATACTGAGAATTTTGTCTACTTTCTCTTCAACAGTCACAAGTCTGCCACCAAGAGTGTCTGAATGATTTTCATCCTTCAATTCAACGTATGCATCGTCGATCTTCAAACGAATATCTTTTGCCTTACCTTGTGGATCAATCCCAAAGCAATTATCAAGAAATGTTATAACCTTGTCCAATTTAGCTTCTTGTTGAGCGGTCATTCCCATACATGCCTCAATTCTCATTCTAAATGCGGCTGCAGATCTCCGATTAACGTCGTAGTTACCACTCCACCAATCTTCTCCATGCCCACCTTGTTCCCAAGGTCCACGTGGATCAAGTTTGCGACCTTTTTGACCAGATGCATTTTCGGCCCACTCGAAGTGAGAAATGAAGTGAGACTCGTCATACTTCAGATATTCCAATATTGCAGCGGAACCTATTGCATACGAATCCATGATTCTGGATCCCCAGGTTTCACCAATACCATCGTTCTCGGCTTCAATTGCAAGACATGTACTATTCACAGACAATGGCCACCCAGGATATCTACCTGCTCCGCCATGATTTGCTATACCTGATGCAACGACGTCGTATGACCCATCTCGAGCAAGAAGTAGTTCACACAACGGACCACGCAAATCAGGTCGTCCATTTACACAAGTCCAAAGCGATGGATTATTACCAGAACTTTTGCTAGATGCTGTATGATGACCTACAAGTCCGAATAACTCTTTGGTGAATTCGTATCCACGAACTTTCCAACCAGGCGTTTCTCTTACAGTTAGGCCAACATCATGAAGAACGTCAGGAAGCCACAATGCTCGAGTCATCATCCTCCTTTTATTCGAATATAAGTCAAAACATCTACAATAGTTACTGACCCGCTAATTGGCTCGACAATAATCTTTTGAGTACGAGAAATCACATTTATCTCGCTCATGATGTCACCGTTCCTCTAAAAATAATCTCGATTGGTTTGTCAAAAACAGGAATGGGTTGCCCACTCTTGACTCGTTTGAGATCCATGTAACCACTATTAGCTACTATGTTTACTGTAGTTGAATCGTCAAGAGTAAGAGTGAGATCACCAGTTGTTCCACCACCTACTTTTGCAACCGTCCAAGTAGCAATTAGATCAGAATTTTGATCAGGCTCAGAACGAATTTGACTTGTAATAGTATCAGCAGAAACATCAACGCCAAGGCTAACTGCTAGAACATTAGTTCTACCTTT